CTCCAGCTTGTCGGAGTCGAGTTTCGGGTTTTTCTTATTAAGGGTTAACAGTCAAGGCTAACCAAACGGTCGATGCGGTTAGGGTCGTTCCTGTAGTACTGAACGCAATTGTAGTGGGTGCTGAAGCAGTGATTTCATACACACCAAGCATTTCAGTTCCGGCGGCATTAACAAGGAAATTAATGGGACTGGCTGTAGAGAATCCATCGGGAGTCAAGGTCTGGGTGCCGAGGACGGTTCCTACTGAGTCAAAGGATAGCAAATAATTTCCTGCTTGGTTAATGGTAAGATTGGATGCGTTATCGAACGAAAATCCAAAATTATTGGCGCCAGGATTGGGAGCAGTCCCGAGCGGGTTGGCATTAGAAACACCTGTTCCACCAACAACATACCCTCCGTACTGAATAGCGGGGGTTGCTTCATAGATAGGGGTCATCAACATAACATCATAATCAACATACAATTCACCAAGAGCTGCATCTGCAGTTGTTACTCCTTTTGATATAACAAAGAGATTTCCGACGTCATATAGTTTAATGTCGGTGTTGGCAGGTTGGGATCCTGGTCGGACAAAATAAGTTTTGTTCTTCGAAAGGTCTTCCAGTATGGATGTGTGACAGCAGGGCGTCCATGGTGCACTTCTAACTGAACCTCGGTAAGCCATAGCCTGTTGTTTGGAAACAGGAGGCGGGTCAGTGGCATCGTAATCCAGAGTCAACATTAAGGTACCCCCTAAAGAGGTAGGAGCTTCTGTCTCATAATCAAACTTAAGTTTATTGAACTTATAACTTTCGAAGTTGGAGGCAACCTTTGACAACCATTGGAAGGTTGAAGATTGGCCTGGATTAACAGCAAAAGGCGTGACTGAGAAAATAGAAGGAGATCCTGAAGATGCATTGATGTCTGAAATATATTCACGATGAATTATATGACAGTCACCATTTTTCATGGTTCGCATCTTAGGACGCTGGGTCTTAGTGTTCTTGGATGTAGCTACGGGAGCAGTGCGGGATATCGGTCCCTGGTTAGTGTTGTTCGTGTTCCTACCTTTACGTTGGCGGGGTTTCTTCTGAGAAGGCGCTGTAAGGGGTAAGTCTCGAGGATTCGCTTTGCGCGATCGGGGTTGAGGGTTATTAGGTCTTGAATTATTCATAAGAAAATTGTCGCAGTGTGAAGGTCAAAAGCAAATATCGGTAAAGAGATAAATCGGAAATGGGCGCCCAAATACGCCCATCTTTTGACCCGTTCCCCTAGGGTTTTAATGACTAGTCGACGTAGTCGACGTCGTCGACGTAGTCGACGTTGTATTAACTAATCCTTCCTTGACTAAAGGCTTACTTGGAACACCGTTGCGTGCTCGGTTAGGTCCTTTAGGGGAATTAGTTTTATTCACAGTGGTTCGCTTTGGTTTCTCCGTCGCTTTGGAAACGGTAGTCCAGGAATTGTCCACTGGAAGATTAACTGCCACCTTCTCGGGTTCAGGTGTGACAGGAGCATCAACAGTAGGAATAATACTGTCGGAGATATCAACTTTGCGCTTCTGGGGGCGTGGTTTATCAACCCAGGTGCCGTCGGCTACCTTCTTTGCTTTGAATAAATCGAACTTTTCCTTCAACTCCTGAGGAGTCTTCCTAGTTAACTGTGAATCGAATGTTGAACCGACTGGTAAAATAGTGCCATCTGCAACGACGAGAACACCTGATTTGGCAGGCTTAGGTTCTTGTAAAAGTGGAGGATTAAGAAGATCTTCCAACTTCGTTGTAGTGTCTAACCAATCTAAAAAGGGTTTGACTCTGGCATCAGGTAACACAGTGGCGACGTAGTCATCCATCCAAGCTGCAGGTTCATTCCTGTATTGCTCTTCCTTTGGGTACATTGAACCCCAAATTCTCATTGCTTCTGTATCTTTATGGACCTCAATGGGTGTAACATGAAGAAACATAACACGGCGAACAAATGGACCAAGAATTGGCGTAAACTCATCAGTGAGTATATATGCACGACTCTTCTCAATCAACTTCATTACAGGTGTAACGCTCGGTTTAAGACTTACTGTAACATGAATCTTAGTTAACTGTCTGGGAAGGTCACAACAAGAGTTGAGATCACCTAACCAAACTAAAGGGGAATAGGTTCGAGCCAAAAACTTGACTCCAAAACAATTTTTAAGGATAGCTTCAGCCTCTAC